GCGCACCCGTGGCGGGGTCGGGCGGCGCAGTCACGGTGAACATCGGGATGCGCTTGGTACCGTCGGGCGAGACCAGGTACACCGTGTCGCCGACCTGCTGCTGGGCGGGCGGCGGGTCCTGGTGGTAGCCAGCGGGCGTCACCGCCTGAACCTGCTGCGGGCTGGCCTCCCCGCCAGGCGCGGAGGCGGCCGTGGCGGGCTGCGTCTGCACAGGTTGGGTACCACCGTCGGCGCCGCCCGTGCTCTGATCGGGATTGGCGCTGGAGACCCCCGCCGCCGACGACAGCGCGCCTGGGTCGATGTCTGTGCCGTCGCCGTCGGCGCCCATGCCCATGCCCCAGCCACGGGCAACACCCGCCATCGACGCGCGCCCGCCGAAGCTCGACTGCAGCGGGCCGCTGGGCGCGCTGCGCGGGCCAGGCCCGGTGCCATACGGGCTCGGGCGCATCGGCGGCGAGCCAGGCTGGTACGTGCCGCCCGCCATGCTGGCGGGCGCGTTGTAGCGCCCCGTCAGATGCTCCTGGCCAGGCGTGATCGGCGGCGCGCCGCCCGCTCGCGCGTCCAGCCCCGCGCCGTAGGCATTGCCGCCACCCAGCCCGCCGTGCGGAATCAGCGAGTAGTTGAGTTCGTGCACGGGCGCGAGCGTGCCTGGGTGGTGGATCTCGCCCGTCTTGGGGGTGTAGTTGATGTGCTCTATCGGCGCTGGCGTACCCGGAGGGGAGGCCATGATGTGCGGCGAGGTACTGCCCTGGGGCCTGCCGCGCCAGGCACCCTGCAGCGCGGCAGCGGGCTTCTGACGGCGCGGGTCCCAGGCCATTAGCTGAGCTTCTTCCGAGCGTGGCGGTTGACGCGGGCGATCGTCTTGCCCGTGGTGCCGTCGATCAACTCAACAGGTCCGAAGTTTTCCGCACCAATCCCGTCGTAGCGCTCCATGATCGGCTCAGGTGCGGCGCTACCCACCAGATGCGTACGTGCGAACTCGGCTGTACCAGGCTGATGGTCTCGGAACAGGAATGTCGCGCCTCGGGTCGTTGGGGTACGGATCGGACCATGCACGGCGCCATGAATGTCCGCTTCCACTGGGGCGTGGTACGCATCGTGGGTGGCCTGCCGGAGGGGGTTATTGTCGGGCGTGGTGGGCATCCAGGTACTCCTTCAACACCTGTGCGGAGTCATCATCCAGCGGGATCGTCCCGTCCGCCAGCCCCGCCAGGTACTGCTGTGTACGTTGGGTCGTCTCCGTCCTGCTGACCTTTTTGCGGCCCATTGGGATCGAGTCCCGGTCGTCGTGAGCTACCACTTCCATTGGCCTGGGCACTTCGCCCATGATTTTGCGCATGTTCGCGCTCATAGTCTTGCTCCAGCATCAGCAGGTCGCCGCCGGTCTTGTCTGAGATCCTGGTGCCCAGCGCGCGGGCCATCTGGATCAGGGGGATGACCTGCTCGGGCGGGACCTTGAAGGTCGTCGTCGCGTCCCAGTCGGGCGGGCCCTCGACAGCCACCACGTAGGTATCGCCGCGCCCGACGTACAGCGCCACCCTGTGTTCAGCCACGGGCACGTCGACGATCTGCGGGCGCCGCACCACCGCCGAGGCGGCCACGGGCTCGTCGTGTACTGCAACGGGCTCGGCCATCCATTCGTGATCGTAGCTCCTGCCTGGGAAGTGATCCTCGCTGCACTGGTAGCACGGCGGCCTGGGGATGCGCGCACGGTACGCGGGGCTGCCAGGCGTCATGGCCAGGTCGTGCAGGTCTCGCGCACCGCCGACGGTGGGCACCGTGCGCTGCGGAGACACGCGGATGTCCTCGCCGATCGCGGGGCTCGGCGGTCGCATCGCCTTGAACATATCCATCGCGTCGGTCACGTCGCGCTCCAGTCTAGGTCATCGGCCGCTGCTGGCCCCGCTGCTGGGGCGCATGACCGGCGGTCCTGCCAGCGGCGCGCGGCCGTCCGCCACCGCCTGCAGCGGCCATCATCTGGCCCGTGCTCGGCGGCTGGCCGCCCTTGGGCGGGCCGCTGGGCTGCTGCGTGCCGCCCTGCGGACCCATCGGCGAGTGCTGCGCCTGCTGCTGTTCGAGCAGCTTCTGGCTGAGGGCAATGAAGCGTTCTGAATCTTCTCCGAACCAGTTCTTGACCCGTTCCAGACCAACTTGCTCTATCACAAAGGGCAGCGCGTCAACCGCCTCGCGCACAAGCTCGTCGATCCATTCCTGCGGATTGTCTGTCGCACCCGATAGCTCGATCGAGGTCCGGTGCGGCATCCACTTGTTGGTCTGCAGCGCCTGGAGGGCCTTCCATTGTTCCAATATCGCTGGGTCAAGACGGCGCCCGAGGGACACCTCCCAGCCATCCCAGTAACCGTCCACGTCCTCGGGACGGATGGTGACTTCCCCCAGGTCTTCACCATTACGGTCCTTGCCAGGGACAGGGAGGGTGAGTCTGTCCTGAAGGCAGACTTCCAGTTCCATGGCTGCGAGTTCCAGCGCCCGCGTAATACCACGTACCAGGCTGTCCTTGGCGCTTTCGATTTTGAGTGTCCGCATCGACTGAATGGCCCACAGTTGCTGCGCGCTGCGCGTCCCCTCTGCGCTGCGGGGCCCCTGAGCCACGCCGTTGCGCTGAATGTACTGGTCGACCACGCTTGTCGTCTGGAGGAGTTCGTCGGGTACGGGCTGTCCCTCCAGCATCTGGAGATACTCCCCGATCCGCTGGTCGATGGGGATGTACTGGCCAGGACGTATCTGGAGTTCACGCCCGTCCTTCGTCCAACCCAGGTACGTCCGCCACGCGTTGATCGCCAGCATCCAGACCTGCATGGTCAGGACGTTTGACTCGATGGGGTACAAGCCGGATGCGTTGGTCAGCATACCCCGATAGCGGCGCTCCATGTCTTCGAACGTCAACTCGCGGAAGGGCACGATCACGTAGGGCATCTCGGGGTAGCCGTGCTCGGCCACGCCGCGATACGCTCCCGTACCGCCCACGTCGAACAGCGGGTGCTCGTTCAGGATCAGGCACCTGTAGCGGCCGATCCACACGTCGTCGACCCACACCAGTTCGTCGGGCAGCATGCCGCGCAGGATGTAGGCCGTATCGGGGTATCGTCCAAAGGCATGCAGAGCTTCGGTTTTACTGGTCTGGTAGTGCTCGACGACGACCAGAAGCTCTCCATCGTCGGCCTCCTCCCAACGGACGACGCGTGGGTCGCGGCGCTGGAAGACGATAGGGTTCTTGCGGCGGTGGCGGACTTCCCAGATCTCCTCGGCATCAGCGTCGCGCCAGTCTTCGACGCGGCGCTGGTAGTCCAGGTCGTCCTCGCCATCCTCCTGGGTTGGAAAGGGGCCCGAGACTTCCATGCCTTCGGGCTTGTTGGGCCACAGCGTGCGGTCGACCATGATGCGGAAGATGCCGACCCTACGGATGACCATGTCGGTAGGGATCTGGCGTAGCACGTCTTTTTGCTTGCGCCAGTTGTGCAGCAGCGCCTTGCCGAAGCGCGTCAGCTTATCCGCCTGGTTCCGATACTTCTGACGTGCACGAGCCGGTCGTACGCGCACCGATATGTCAGGAGGCACCAGCGAGTCGATTGCGGCATCGGCGTCAGCAGGCGCCGAACCCGTCTTGACCGCCAGTCGACCGCCAGGCGATTCAACGTCAAAGGACTGGAAGTACAGATCCTCCTCGTCCTCCATGGCATTGTCCAACTCCCCCCAGCGCGAGACGAGGTGGTCGCGCCAGTACACGACTTCCTCCCAGGTCGGCATGTCGCTGATCTCGGAACGGTAGGCGGCTTCGATGTCAGCGTACTCGTCGCTCATGCCTTGCCTGCCACCGAGAGATACGAGGTTGGCTCGTAATCACTGCGCTGATGAAAGCCCCGGATGTGGTCCATAAAGGCCCGAGAGCGTGATACGGGCATCCTGGCCAGCACCTCAGGGGGCGTGCGAGGGGTAGTGATGTCAGGTTCTTCGTCCTCGTCGGGCTCGATGTGGGTCTCCAGGTAGCTGTAGCTGGCACTCTCGGGCTCCCCTTCGAAGCGTTTCTTGGTCCACACGTAGTAGCCGTACGCGTCCATCGAGTGGTTCATCCAGTCGCGCGGCTTCTCCTGGTAGTTCATGTTCAGGCGGCGCCGCTTCGGGTACGTGTACGTCTTGAACTCGTTGATGGTGTACGTGCAGCTTGCGTCCACGCGCAGCCGAGCACAACTTCTCAGGTAGCGCAGCGTCTCGCCGATCAAGTGCTCGTCGTTGAGGGACTCCTCGACCTCGATCATCAGCGCCTTCTGGCCCTCGGCGTCCAGGCTACCGTCCGAGTCGGGCTCGCGGCCCATCTTCTCCAGCACCAGGTTGACCCTGTTCCTGTAGAAGCGGAAGAAGCGTACCGGGTCCCTGATCAGATTCCGCATGAACGGGATGCGCTCCCAGATCTGGGGCTTCTTCTCCAGGCTGTAGGCGGGAAAACCCATGCGCTGCCAGCGCCGCATCTCCTCGGGCTGGGCCGAGTCGACGATCATGTCCGAGATACCCTCAACCTCCCACTGCGGCAGCAGATCGCCGTCGCGCGAGACCTGGGTCGCCTTCAGCCATGGGCGGCTGGCCAGGATCTCGGCGATCTCCTCGGTCGAGCGGTGGGTCTCGTAGATCTCGTCGAAGATGACCGTCATGTCGGTGTACTCCTGGATGGCCAGGATGGCGTAGGCATTGCTTCCGCCGGACGGATCGACACTCAGGATGACGGGCAGGTCGGGGTTATATTCAACGTTGGTGACATGCACCTTTTCCTTGAACTCGGGGAAGACGCGCTCGCGTGCGCTGGCGGGGATGCCCCCGAACTGCTCCAGAAATTCGTGGGGCTCCATCTCTTTCGCGGCCTGTACCAGGGCGGGTGTCTGGCGGCCCTGTGGGAAGGCGTAGAAATTGATGTCATAGGATGCGTCCTGGAACATCTCCCAGGCTGCATCCGTACCGTGGGCAACCATGTCAGCCCGAGCGTCGATTGCCTTCTGGTGAAAGAAGTCCCCTTCCCCTTCCCAGGAACTGATGAGCAGGGCCTGGCCATTACGATCTGTCAGCGGCGGCAGGATGGCCCGCGCCCACGCTTCGGGCAGCACCTGCGCCGCTTCATCAATGATGGCCAGGTCAATCGCTGCGCCTGCGGCCGAGAAGATGTTTTCCAGGGACATACCTTCGAGCCGCGCGCCGTTCTCCAGCACGCACAGCTTCTCCTGGGTGGTGTCGCGGACGGTCCTGGTCTTGAGCCCCTGGTCCCTGACGACCTCCATGACCTTGTCGAAGGCGCGTGAGACCAGCTTCATCGTCGGCGCCGCCAACCAGATCCAGGACCGTGGCCGGAGCATAGCCACACCGACGGCTTCCATGGCGGCCTCGGTGGTTTTGCCGCCACGGCGACCCCAGGCCGCGATCCTGAACCTTGCCCTCGATCGAGCGAGCGCCTGCTGGCCCGTCCAGCGGCCCTCGATACCCTGCTCGGCCCAGCGCTCGGTCTCGTCCTGCAGCGTGTGATACGCCCTGAGCCTGTGGTCGGGGAAGTCGATCTCACCGACAGCGCGGGCGCGCCGCAGGAGTTCGATCTGGGCCGCCTCGTCGTCGGGCACGAACAGCCCGTGCGGACGCCAGTTGAG